TAGACACCGTGAAAACCCGTTTCCTGGCTTGTGGAAGCCCGAAATCCCGGGCATCCAGCAGAGCATAGGAGCTTTTATACCCCATTTGGTCCAATTCAGACATGTACTTTTCATGGTTATGCACCATATATCGGCTCCTTACGTTTTTCACGTTCTCCCATATGATGATTCGGGGTTTCCATAGTCCCATATTTCTAACGATGCTAATGGTTTCCCACATGAGAGATGAGCGGGTTCCGCTATTCGGATCCGCTCCGCGCTGCCTGCCTGCAATACTGAAATCCTGGCAAGGGCTTCCGTGGATCAAGATATCTGGCTTCAAGTTCCACCCCCTAACGTCTTGTGTTTTATACGATAGGTCACCGCGAAAGATTGCATTGTATGACCTGACAGCCTTTTCATCGATTTCGACATAGTCGATTGATTTAACCGGAATCCCTAAGTTTCGCAGTGCGACCCGAGGGCTGCCAATTCCACCGAATAATTCTAAGATTTTCAACAATCGAATCACCTTCATTCATCTGCATCAGCCACCTTCATAAAACGCCATTCCTGTATGGAGTTTGGGTACTTTTTACGGTCTACTTTACTCATGAACATACGTAACGGCCGTACCCATGGAACACGCGGCGGTTCAACGGATTTATATACGACGTTGAGTTCATTCTTTTCCGTGTTACCAGCAATACATATGATTTCGTATAAGGTCCCTTTGAAGTGCCTCCATTTTTCTCCAGGGTGTGGCGGATTTCGCCAAAAACAATCTTCCACATGATTCATCGCTCCTCAACGGCTTCACTCAGCAAATCTTTAATGCAGTCTCCGTTATATCTTGAGCACACCGTTATTTCCATCCTGGGAGTACGGCTGTATCGCTTTTCAGCAAAGACCGTAGTCACTGCGCTGTCATCCCGGAAAAGCAGCTTGTTCAGGGCATCAAGTGCAATCTTGATGTAGTTATCCGTATCTGGTTTCGTCACTGGCAGCAGTCTTTCTGAGTCAGCGGCTTCCCGGTCTTTCTTTTTCAAATCCTTGGGAATATGCCGGTATGAGATGATATGCGCAAAAAGCGGATGGCCTTTGGGGAACTGCTTCGCTTTACCGCTCGTTAGCTGTCCAAGCACCTTCGTATAGATAAGCTGCTTGTAAGCCTTAGACCTTTCCGGATCCCGGACAGAAACGAACGCTCCTCGTCTTGCGAATCTTGGTCGTCCCTGGGCTACCGGTTCCCCATCGACAATGACCTGTACTACGTTTCCGATGGCTTCCAGCTCTGCCTGGTCTTTCATGACTTTTCCAAGTGCATCCCTGGGTGTCGGGTCGCTGTAGTGCTCATGATTGTATTTTTCCATTAGTATTCCTCCTTTCGAGAAACACGAAGTTCAGCTTCATCTGTTCGGCTTTCCCACCGAAAATGATACCTGTGATTTCTTTTACGGCTTTCGACAGGATTTTCTGGAAATTCCGTTCGCAATAATGGATGTCCGTTTCCGTCTCCAATATGGCAATGACATCTTTCCACTGTCGCCGTTCTATGAGCTTTAGCCGTATTACCTGTTCAGATATACCGTCAAGCGATTCCAGCGCGTTGTCGAGGCACTGGAGCAAGGTTTCGAGCCTTCTACGGTCGGTCTCCATGTCAGATAATTCAGTTTTCAGTTCCAGCAGTTTGCTGGCATTGCGTTCCGTTTCGTTCAGCTCGGACCAGGAGCCGCCGGCAGACAGCCCGTAGGCTGCTGCCTTCGCTCCGCCAAAGGTATCTATTTCGGCCTGCTTATCAGCGATTTCAAGCTGCATGTTCTTCAGCCGGGTCCGGAACTTCGTGTAATTCTTCAGGTATCCAAAAACAGTTCTTTCGTAATCGTTATACGACATCATGACGCCCCTCCTCATTGCCAGAGGAGCCGTCATGCTCCTCCTTACTATGTCACTTGCTAATCCTCCGCCTGGTTACTGGTTTACCGCATCCTTGAGCTGTTTGCCAGCCTTGAAAGCCGGAGTCTTGGATGCTTCTATCTGAATCGGTTCATTGTTGCGCGGGTTGCGGCCTTCGCGGGCTTTACGCTGACGCACTTCAAAGGTGCCAAAGCCGATGAGCTTGATTTTATTGCCCTGGACAAGCTGCTCAGTCACCGTATCGATGAAGGCATTAAGCATATTTCTAGCATCTAATTTCGTGCAGCATGCCTTTTCTGCGATTTCATCGATGAGTTCGTACTTCGTCATTTCTTTTTCTTTTGCCATTGTCTTTTTTCTCCTTCCAAAAAATGAAAACGTTTATTGCTTAGAACGGGATAGGTTCAGTTGTTTCCTGTCCCATGTCCTCGAAGCCATCATTTGCATATTTATTCATTCCTGTATTTCTGTTTCCGCCGCTTTTTTTGTGGGCTGTTTCGTATACGCTCACGCCGACATACGAGGCTGTGACGCATGTGTAATAGTTCTTGCTCCCATCACGGCCTTCGTAGGAACTTGTCGTGTACCTGCCCTGGACCATGACCGGCGTGCCCTTGAAGACGGCTTCACTGATGCTTTCTGCCAGCTTGCCCCATGCGACTACGTTGATGTAGTCCGTGGCTTCCTTCTGTTCCCCATCTTTCGAGGTATAGCGACTGTTGCTGGCTACGGAAAACTTCACCTTGGCCATGCCAGATCTCGTGAACATCACTTCCGGATCCCTGGTCACATTTCCGATTACATTCACAATGTTCATCGTTCAATTCTCCTTGTACTTGTTGTTTTTCGTGCCTATTTTCGTCTGTACGGCATTTTTGTATCGTCCATGATAAAATTTATATGCGATTATTTTAAACGCCGTACAGGCGAATACATGGCATTTTTCAAGGCATTTCGATTTACACGGTACGTCTCAGGCTCTTCCCGTCGAACGCCATGAACTGTGCCTTGGGGATGTATTCCCCGTTGGCCCGGCGATATTCCAGCGCTGGGATTTCCGCAGCCGTCACTAAGAGGACGTTGTTCAAGCGGTCCTGGTATTCCGCCAGGGCCTGCCGCAGCCAAATCACATTACAAGTCATGGGCCATCCCTCCTTTCAGGGCCATATACAGGCCGTAGGTGATGCCATGTTCCCGGGCTTCCTGTTCGGCCCGGCCAAGTGGGCTAAGGACCCGCTTCGGCGGGAGGTATGCTTCCGGATGTTCCTGCTTATCCTGCCGGAGCTGGTTCGCCGCCTTGTCCTTCCGGTAGTTGGCTGTGACAGAATTCAATAGTGTTCTGCAAGCCCGTGAGCAGGTCGTATAGCCGTTGTACCCTTTTGGGATAGGCTTCCCGCACACCAGGCAGCAGGTTTCCTTTCCCGTTACATGGTGTTCAATCCGGTATGCATATCGGGACAGGATCCGTGCCCGGCAATCATCGCAGAGTGTCAGCCTGGCCGTCCTGGACCCGTAGAGTTCGAGCGGCTGGCCGCATAGGCGGCATAATCTTGTCTTTGTCATCTTTCTCTCTCCTTCCTAATGGCTTTCCGGCATCTTCAGCCGGGCGGCCAGGTCACTTGTCAATTCTTTCACGCCAGCCAGACCGGCGTCGGCCAGGTACTTCTGATGGACCGGGACGCCGGAAGCGGCGAATTCTTTTACTTCTGCCACGTGTGACGCTTCTGATTCGTAGGCTTTGCGGAACTGTGCCCGCAGGATGGCCGTGTCATCGGTCGGCGTCTGGCAGATTTCTTTCCAGCCGAAACGTTCGACGACGCGCTGCGTCACCGGGTCATCGAATGCCGGCACGCTGGTATAGCCGACGGCGGCGATGGCCTTCTGGACCTTGCCCCAGGCCGTGGCGCTGTCGATAGGCTTAGTTCCCATAGCCAGCGTGGCCACTTTTTCCGACGCTCTCCGGATTTCGGCGATGGTGGGCAAGAAATCGCAGTGGTTGATGCAGTATTTGACCCCAGCCGACAAGGCCGGCGTCGGGATGTCTTTTAACATCTCTACGTAGAAACGCAGCCGTTCCTCCGGGAGATCATTTTTGTACGCCAGTTGCAAAAGACCAATCGCTCGCAGGGTCGATACTTCCGTTGTCATCTTTCTCCTCTCCTTCCTTGGCTTGGTATTCCGCCATCAGGCGGTTCACGGTATCAATCGCTTCCTTTTTGCTATTGCGCGGTGTTGGCTGTGGCTGGGCTGTGTTTTCGTCGTCATAGCCTCCAGTCTGCCAGCTTTTCAGAATGCCGTGGATATATGCCAAACTTCTTTTATTCCGAGTGACAGCCCTATCAATGGCCTTCACGACAATGTCGCTTCCAAAGTCATCGACCATGGCTTTGAGCTTTTCTAGATCCATCTCCCCGGGCATGGGGTAGATGTTTTTTCGATAGGCTTTGAGTACCTCTTTATATCCGACGTCGTCGTATACCCTATTGTCTTTAGTCTTTATGTCTTTATGTCTAGGTATGTGGTCAGATTGTGCGACAGACTGTGCGACAGACTGTGCGTCATCATGACCGTCAGCCATGTTTTGTGCGACAGTTTGTGCGTCATCATGACCGTCAATGGCAGTTTGTACGTCAAATTGTGCGACAGTTTGTGCGTCATATCGACGCACAAAAGGAATGATTTTATAAATAGGCGATTGATTCCCTGCCCTTGCTTTCACAAGAATCAATCCCGATTCCTGCAAGATGCTTCGGGCGCGCTCAATAGTCCGCCTACTTAATCCCGTATCTGTTTCCAGCGCCGACATGGCCAGATTGAATTCCGCTTTCCACCCGGTTTTATTGCAGAAATGTATCAATGAAAACCAAACAATCCGCGCCGACGCTGGAATCGGATTCGTTAACAACCAGCCATGGAAAGCATTTATTTGGTCAATATACTTGATGTTCAGTCTTTCCATAACAGTCCTTTCGAGGAGCCGGGCGGCCGAAGCCGCCGCTCACTCTTATTTATCGCCCTTGAAGTCAGGGCTGAACATATCTTCGTCTTTAAAGCCATCTTTAACTTCGCCAGTATGCGGATCTACGCCGTCAGGTGTGGTTTCATCGGCAGGCAAGGTTTCCGCTTCCGTGTCAATGGTGACGGTTTCGTCTTCTTCATCGACCATGTGTTCCGAGAGGGTCGATTTGATGGTTTCATCTGCGGCGATGGCCCGGACGAATTCCGTCTTGACCGGCGCGTATTTCAATACTTTCTTGATGACCGTCTTCTTCGCCATTTCATCGAAATACTTGCTCCAGGGTGAATAGGAAGAGCTGAAAGACTGGCTCGTCTTCTTGGCATGCTGAGTGATGTCTTCCTTGCTCATCACTTCGAAGCCATAGCCGTCGTTGGTCATGTGGAATACGGCATAGTACATGATGACGTCGCCACGGTCCTTGATGGCCGGCACATGCCGGAGTTTCGGTTCCAGCCCGTATTCGTATTCGAATAAGTCGTTTTCATATACTTCGTGCGCCTGGATATCCTTGATGTCCCCGCTTCGGTATGCCAGGTCAATCATTCCCTTGTAGCCGAGCTGGAACTGACATTCGAGTTTCCCTTTGTTCCGGTAGGGAATCAGATAGGCCTGGCCAATCGGGGTGTTCGGTTCTACCCCGAGCTGGGCGGCCTGCATCATGGCCCCCAGGAAGCTGGCTGGCGTGCACTGCTGTAATTGTGGGTTCGTCGAGAGGGCCGTGAAGACCATCCTCGTAAAGCGTTCCGGCGTCAATACCGACGGCAGGGCCTTTTTGATTTGCGGTTCCATAGCCTTGATGAGCCCTTTGAGGCTCGTGTCTTTCTGCTGCATCTGCTGTACCTGGGCCGTCTTCTTCGTAAGTCCACCTTTAGTGTTCATAACTAATTCCTCCTTTTATTTGATGGCAAAGCGTCGGCTGGCCTTGCCAATAGAAATGAAGCCTTTGTCACGCAGCGTCTGGTAGATGTCCGGCGCCGCTTTTTTGAGCTTGGAAAGGGAGCAGGTTTCCCTGGGATTCGTTGTCTTCCAGGTGACCCGGTAATCGCCGACCGTCCCGACTTCCGCTTCTCCCAGCATGTCCTTCAGCTGGTTTTCACGAAGTGTAATCTGTGCTTTCAACTGCTCCAGGATTTCCTTATCTCCGCGCAGGTCGTCGATGATCTGTGCCGCATCATCCGGCAGGACGATGGATTTATCTTCGCCATGATACCGGTCAGCCAGCGCCTGGGCGCAGGACACGCTACCATCAATCGGCGGGGCCGTGTGTGTCTGCACGAGGCCCCAGAATTCCCGTTCTGCGGAAATCAGTGCCTGTATATCCTGCTCGTTCCGTTCAACCACCTTATAGGCGGGGTCGTTTCCACCGATGAGGACCGCGATATACCAGCGGTCGGCACCGGTCACGGCCATATAGTGAAGGCATTGGCAGTAGTAGGCATCCGGGATTTCGCCGCCTTGCCATTTCTTGTATTGGCTGACGCCGGCGGTCTTGATTTCCAAACCGGCATTCTCCCCGACGACTTCCCGGTCTACATTGGCCAGCATGAAGGGAAAGCTGCGGTTCTGCAGCGTCCCCAGTTTCCGGACCTTTTTGCCTGTTTCTTCCTGGAACCAGTCGGCAATATTCGGTTCATTCTTATGGCCCCAGTAGATGTACTGGTTGCCCGACAGATCTGGCGGAACGGCCTGGCCGGTCTTTTCCATCCAAAGCTGATACGGGGATTTATATGAGTTGTATCCCAGGATGATGGCGGCATCGCTGCCACCGATACCCATGTCGCGGGTCTTGAGCCATTTATCATGATTCTTTTCGGCCTCCCGGACCGACAGTATTAAATCACAGTTACGATAAGCCATGGTTTTTCTCTCCTTTTTCGGGTATAATAATGGTGAATGTTTTTTGTATGTGGCCGTTGTCTGGTAGCTCAGGCAGCGGCCATTTTTAGTATCTGATGGCCAGGCGCTGGCCTGGTTTCAGTGTCGGGTTCGGGCCCAGGTCGTTGTTGACCTGAATCTGGTAGATGACCTCCCTAATATCCTGGCCGGTCTTGTCGGCTACAGGGCCAGCGATTTCCCACAGCGTTTCATCTGTGTCGACGACGTGGATGATGGCCGTATCAGCGGCGACCATTTCGGCCTGTGTCCAGGGAGTCGCGCTGCCGATGTACAGCCCGACTCCGAAGGCGGCCACAAGGGCCAGCCCCGCCCGGACAACCTGGAACTTGGGCTTACGCCTTGGCTCTGTCTGTCCATGTTCGTAAATCTTCATTGTCTTCATGTGAATCCCTCCTTTCTTCGTATTCAAATTGGCTCATATTCGCCGACAGCTGGCTGATGAAGGTCCGGCACCGTTCCAGCTTTTGCCGTGTTCGTGCCAGTTCATCCTTTAGGCGGCGCCATTCAAAGGGGCTGTGCGTCCAATCCGCTGAGTCCATCCCCTCGAGCTCTAACACGTTCTTCATGCTGTACTTGACCCCGGGGAGCTTGAGCCGCTTCAGCAGGCCGTCCTGCTCCATCTTGGTGATGGCTGTCCGGCTCAAATCCCAACGATTCATAAGTTCGTTCATCGAGATAACCGGCTTCATATGATTCCCTCCTTTCGCCTCCTAGTGCCCCGCTTCCTGGTCATCTCGTTCGATCATGGGCAGAACCCCATGTTTCTTGAGGAGCTGATACAGGAAGAGGCGTCCTTTCTGGGTCCATTCGGTCTGCATCTTGCAGTCCGGGCGGCCGTCGCTGTGCTTGAAGTCGAAGGTCTTGCTGTGGGTATAGCCCCGCGCCTGATACTTGGCATACAGGAACCATTGCGACCCCATCCGGTAGATGACCCGGAGTTCATGGAGTTTCTGGTTCAATGCCTTGGCGCTCATCCCGTAGTCTTTGGCAATGGCCGTGGTCGGCACGGTCCCTTTACTGGAAAGGATGCGGTCGGTGTAATCGGCTTTCGGCTTCAGCTCTCCGATGAGCTGCTTGGCACTGGCGGCTTCCAGCTCAGCGTTCTCCCGGGCCTCCCGTTCGGCCTTGAGCTCTGTAGCCAGCTTGATCAGCGTATCTGGATTCAGCAGCACTTCTTCCACCTTTTCCGGTGTCATGTATGCGCCGTGCCGGCGGATGGCCGGAAGAACTTCGTCGGCCAGGACTGCCTGGAACTTCTGCGCTACTTCGTTGCTCGCCTTGAATCCCAGCCGGTACACCATGTTTTCCGGGAGAAAATCATTTTCCCCAACATTCTGGGGAAAGCCAAAACTATGAAGATAGCTATTTACCGTAGACCAACGAATAGACACATATTCTTTTCCGCCTTTATTTTGTCGCTGGATAAAACCAAATCCTCGTGCCACGTCTTCGGCGTTCAGATAGGCCGTCCCCGTTTCCTTGTCCAGGTATCCGCGGACGTTGTTGATATTCAAAACTTCATTCATATTTAGTCCCTCCTTTATTCCTTTCCCCCTCCGTTGAACCATGCTATGATGAGTACGGAAGGAGGTGAAAATCATGAAATCAATTTATGCTTGCTTATGTGGTACTTGGGTCAACTTGAGTGCTTCAAACGCTACGGTTGATGATGGAAAGCCGGTAAATACTTGGTGGGAGAATGAAGGCGATAAGCTTTTCGATTACGATTATCTCAACATTCAATACAATGGGAAAAACTACCGTATTCACCCCAGTTTTATTCAAGTTGTTACCGGTTAAATTCCATATCAAACCATCTTTTTATTGATTCGCAGGAAAGGTCATCAAGTGCCAGCTTGGTGGCCTTTTCTTCATACTGGCGGTCAATAATGGTTTTGATGCGTCGCCATTCGTTCGCTTTTAGCCCATTCACTAATTGCAATACAATGGCCAGCTTTTCTTCGTTCGTCATATTGAGGCCTCCTTTATTCCAACGATGCACCGAGTTTTTCTTCTACTTCATCGGCCCAGCCGCGGACAACATCCGTCGCCTTGCTTTGCTTCATGCTGGCTTCCAGGACATCCCCGATGGCGTACATGTACCCGCGAGCAATGTCGGCTTCTCCTTTCGCGCCTTCTTTGGTCCAACCGTTTTTGCCGGTTTTCGCCCATTCCTGGACGCAGATAGCGCGTCCCCATCTTTGCTGGAATCGAGATTTCAAAATGGACTTTTCCTTTGCAGTCATGCTTCTCACCTCTTTTTGCTATATGTGTTATCCTCTCGTCCCTCCCGCCATGCTATAAGGTGATTGTGATGAGTACAAATACTAATAGTTTCGACGATTTGATCAATTCATTAAAAAAGCTTGAAGATAATGTTCATCGTCTAGAAGGAACCCATACTGTCAGCTTTGACAAGTTATTTACAAAAACTTTTATGGAAAAGCATACGGATTGTTCTTCTTTTGATGAATTCTTAAAAGTTGGAAACTTTGTAGTGAATTCGCAAGAAGACTTCGAAGCTATCCCTGATGACGAATTTGATCAGTATGTTTCACATGCTACCAATTTCGACTCTTGGGCTGATATGCTCAACCAGGCAACGAAGGATTATCTTTCTTCTGAGCTTTCTTTGTAACTAGTTCATTAACGGTTGCATCTACATTTGTTTTATTTCTAATTTTCAAATCAAAAGGGCGATTGTTGGGCAATTGCCCTTTTTTTACGTGTAACGTAGCGTATAACTTATCCGATATATGATTTTCTTTTTTCGTCATGCTCCCGCCTCCTTTAATTACTTGTATTTCCGTCATTTTGTTTCAAAAAATTAAGGTCGATTCCTAAAATATCGGCCAATCTCGATAATACTTTTAAACTTGGAGTGTATCGACCTCGTTCTACATCTGCATAATATGCACGCGAAACGCCAACCATCCCCGACAATTCCAGTTGAGTCAGCCCAGCTTTTTCACGAGCAGATTTAAGGACATCTCCAATTTTATTCACGATACCACCCCCTTTCTTGAATTACTTGTATTTCCGTCTTGCAAAGTAAGTGTACAGTATTTCCGTCATTTTGTCAATAGTATTTCCGTCATATTTATATTATAATATCTTCAAAAGACGGAAAAACCGCACAATAGAAAACAAGGAGGTACTTTTCATGAAAAGCATAGGTGAACGAATTAAAGATGCACGGAAATCAGCAGGATTAACACAATTAGAACTGGCTAAAAAGACTGATCTGTCTCGTTCTTATATCGGGGACATAGAAAAAGATAGATATAACCCCAGTGTTTCCACACTTCAATTAATAGCGACAGCAACAAATACCCCCTTAGAGGATTTACTCCCCTCAACAAAAACGGCATCTCCCACAGGCCGAGGCGTCCGCATCCCGGTCCTGGGGCGCGTCGTTGCCGGCATCCCCATCGAGGCCGTCGAGGAAATATTAGATTATGAAGAAATCACCCCGGAGCTTGCGGCAAGTGGCGATTTTTTTGCATTAAAAATCCGTGGCCACTCGATGGAACCGCGGATGATGGAAGGCGACGTCGTCATTGTCCGCCGGCAGGATGACGTAGAGTCAGGAGACGTCGCCATCGTCCTGGTCAATGGCAACGAGGCCACCGTGAAGCGCGTCAAGAAACAGCCCGAAGGAATTACCCTCATCGCCACCAACACCAGCGTGTACGAGCCCCATTTCTATTCTAACAAAGAAATCGCCGACCTTCCCGTCCGTATCCTCGGCAGAGTCGTGGAGTTGCGGGGGAAAATGTAATATAGGAAAGGAGGTGTACCATGAGCGAATTACCAATAGATGTTGAAACAATCCTTCATGAAGCGAAACAGTTTTTAGATAGCCACGCTGATTTCCCTGCATTACATAATACGATAAAATTAAATGGACTTGGGCAAAGAACTAAATATGAGTATATCGTAGACGTAAATCGAAAATACTGCTCGTTAAACCGAATCACTTACCATCAGCGCGTATTTACAAACGTCACGTTACTTCGCCTGGACATCGACACGAAGCCGCATCGGAATCCAGATGGCCAAAAAATAAGCGGCACACATTTACATGTGTACCGCGAAGGTTATGGAGATAGCTGGGCATATGAATTGAATGATCCGGCATTACATAATTTATGGCCAGAATTTGATTTTTCCACTCTAACCCAAGGGGATTTAGTTAATAAGTTTTACGCCTTTGCTAATCTTTGCAATTTTACGAATGAAATTTTATTTGGCACACCATTAGATATTTAGCCAGATTAAGCAAAAACTTTAACGTTAGCTTCACGATCAGACCATAGAAGTGGGCTTATATCATATTGACGGAAGCTTGCTACAACAGAATCATTGATTTTTTGGCTATCATTAATAAGAACAATTAATTTTTCGTCGTTACCACGCGCTTCTTTCGTATCTCCCCAAGAAAAAATGATTCGTTCCGCATTGGAACGGCTGACCGTATTCATTAGATTGATAAAACGTTGTGGGTTTCTTTTATTACGTTGCAACACGAAATGATACGTATGGCTGAACCCTGATTTTCCCATGACGCTCATCCCTTCGGAATAATAAATTCCATGGGAATCAAAAAACAGCTTCACTTCTTCAAAAAAGAGGCTTTTGATGTTTGGTGACGACAAATAGAACATGTCATTAATATCCAACATTCCTTGGATTACGCGGTGTTGGATAGAAGGCAATTCCGATTTAGAGCATTCCGCATAAAGGGCTTCCTGCTTTTCATCCAATTTAATTCCTAAACGATTCAAGGATTGTTGTAATAATTCTTTCCGCTTAGGAGTGTTGAAGTCCATCCCGCACATTGATAAATCAGCTAACGTATATCCGCCATCGCTGACTTTAAATAGGCCATCGTGCATGCCTTTAACGTAAATCTGCGTATAATCATTGTGCCGGTCCAAAAAGGGGGTAGTTATTTCGCATAATCCTGGCTCAATTTCAGTCTGAGTCATATTGTCTTTGAGCCATTTTAAATAATTATCGATATGGTCAATCATATAATCACCCCCTTATATTCTTCATTTTAGCACACCTGTTCTTGACCAAACAAGATAAAAATAGAAAAAGTCCCGTCTTCTGTTGCAGCAGGAAGCGGGACATGCCGACGGTATTGCAGCACCGTATCGGCAATTTGTAAATCCATTGTGCGGGGCTGATTTACGCTATCAGTATATCACATCAGCCTCCCTTTACGCAAAGGAGGTTATTTTTATGACTGATTTAACCTATCATTTTTCGTACCGCGAAAAAGACCGCGGCTGGCAGGTCATCTTGTCGTACAAAGACCAGGCGGGACGCTGGAAGCAGAAGTCACGCCAGGGGCTGGTCACCAAGAAAGCGGCCAAAGCCGCCGGCGAAAAGCTGCTGGCCGACGTACTCGATGCGATGAAGAGCCAGCCCATCGCGCCGGAGCTCGTCGACATCTCCCTGGCCGAATTTGCTGAATACGTTTTCCGCAGCCGCAACCTGACGTATAACTCCGTCCTAGCCTATCGCTACGCGCTGAAGAATTACGGCCCGAAGCTTCTGGCCATGCCAGTCTGTAAGATAACCTATCTGGACATCCAGCAAGCGATGAGCAACTGGCAGTGTGCTGACGCCAGCTACCAGCTCTATGTAACCTGCCTCAAGATGGTCCTGTCCTACGCTGTCGAGCCCTACCATCTCCGGCAGGATAACCCAGCCATCCACTTGAAGCCCAGAAAGCTGAACCTCCGGCACAAGATCCGGGCGCTGACGCAGGACGAATTCGGCCAGCTTATGGAAAGCATGAAGGTCCGCCCGATAAAGTACTATGCCATTTGCGCTATCGCTGGGTACACAGGGATGCGCTTAGGCGAAATCATGGGCCTTACCTGGAGCGACGTAGATCTAAAAGAGCGCCAAATTAGTGTTACCAAGCAATATGGCCGTATTGGTCACAGGAAGCGTGGAATCATGAATATCAAAAACAAGGCCGCCGGACATCGCGTCATCCCAATTCCGGCCAAGCTGCAACAAATCCTGCTGGAGTATCGCCATGTAGAGCCTCGGCAAATAAACGGTCAGCTGTTTCCACACAAATTGCTGCATAAATCACTCGATGGGTATATCAAGAAAATCGTCCCGGATGCATCCATTCACAGCCTGCGTCACACTTATGCAACGATGCTGCTGGCCAACGGCACCGACATCAAGACTGTAGCGGCGCTTCTCGGTGACACAGTCACCACTGTTTTAAATGTCTACGTCGATTACACAGACGACATGAGACGTAAGGCAGCGCAGTCGATTGAAAAAATTTTTGCGTAGAAATTTTTGACGAATTTTTGCCGTTTTAAACAAGAATGGCTCAACCATGCGGCATAATGCGCCAAATATATTCAATATCACATTATAACCTAAACATGGCTTGCTTTGCAATGTTCTGCTACAAATTAAGCAAACTAGCGGTTTTTATCGAATCTGGCAAAAGTTGATTGATTTATTTTCACGTAGTTTCATTTCTTTTTTTGACGAATTTTTGACGGCAGGCTGATGTGACATAAAAAAAGCGGCGTCCACTCACAATGGAATGGACGCCGACTTTTATTTTTATTAATGTTTTATTGGTTTTGAGCCGGCATTGTTTTAGACAATGCGAATTTCACGGCCCAGATAGCTCCATTAATAACAAGCGGCAGGACGATTTTGTCGCGGAGCATATTCCAGCCTGTCTCCGACTTGCTCTGTTCCTGGATTTGTGTCGTGAATTTGTCGGCAACAGCTTCGACAGCTGGGATGGCATTCGTTACGATGTTTTGCGTCAGCTCATTTTTCATATCTTCTGTGACAACATCTACGTTCAAAGCTTCTACAACACTGTCTCTAATATCGGTCCATTTACTCATTGTTCATTCCTCCATATACTAATGATTTTAATTAATAGATTGCTCGTAGTCGGTGATACCCCGTGCTACAGCTCTTGCCAGGTCATCCTGCTTATTTGCCAAGATTTCTTCATCGCCGGAGTTGGATATGAAAGCCAGCTCGACCAGGACAGCGGGCATATCCGTATTTGTGAGGACATACAGGCCGTTGACGCCCGGCGTTGCAATCTTCACGCCACGGTCAGTGGTATCGAGGGCATTGACCAACTGGCTCTGGATGCAGCTGGCCAGCATGCTGCCACGGTAACTGCCGGCGCAGGCCCAGGTTTCTGTGCCGTTGGCTTCTTCGGCTTCGGCGGCATTGCAGTGGATGGAGACGAAGATGTCGGCATCACTGCTGTTGGCGGTTTCACAAATTTCGTACAGGCTGTCAGATTGGAGCAGTTCTGTTTCTACGCCTGCCGCATTTAGGTAGCTTTCGGCAGATTTACCCACAGCCAGAGCTACATCACATTCACGAAGACCAGTTGCATCATTTACGGCGCCCGGATCCGGTTCTCCGCCAGGTGCATGGCCTGGATTCAAAAATACTTTCATCTTTTCTCTTCTCCTTTCGTCTGGGTGGCGGACTTTACGGTACCGCCTATGTACCCAAGAAGCCCTGATGCGATGCTCATTGCAAGCTCGTTCATGGCATAAAAAATGGCCATAATCAGTGCTATGACGAGTCCGATAATGACCGTTAAATCCACGATATTGATTTTGTCAATCATAGGCATCACCCCTTGTATGTCACTTCACCCTTTCTTGCAAGTCGTCCAGCCGGTGATGTGCCGACGCGGCCGACGCTTCGACTTTTGCCAGGCGTTCCGCCATGTTCTGCCGCTTCTCTTCCACACCGCGGATATATTCCCTGGTGCTTTCGATGAGCTCTCGGAGCTCCTGGATAGATGAGGACAGCGGCTTGATGACGGCATAATTAAAGATGACGCCGCAAAGGCTGAGAATGGCCACAATGACGCCCGCCATCTGTACCAGCGATTCCATCACGTGCCTCCATTCGTGTCGGGTTTCGCCGTCTCTTTCTTATCCTGTTCCGGCTCCGGCTTATACCTGACGCATTTGACATTCTGGCAAGTGCCGTCTGCCCGCAACGGCTTCCGGCAACGAATACAGCGTTTCGTAATTTTAAAATAGTCCATATCTAGCTTTCCTTTCTTAATACTCATAATAAGAGTGGACACAAGGGCGCGCGCCGTTTTGTTTACGCGCGCGCCCGTGCTCCCTGCTTACTTGCTTAACTCAGCATAGTACGCGTCATACTTAGCGTTAAGCGCCGCGAGTTCCTGCTTAATAGCGTCCATAGTATCGGTATCCCCAGACATAGCGGCGTCAAGGTACTGACTGCTTAACTCTTGCTTATCGGCGGCGTACTGAGTGTTGAGCTCGCTGAGAGCGCGGGCTTTCTTCTCCTCTGCTGTTGGTTCAGGTTCAGGAGGAGCCGCCGCTGTAGCCGACGAGCTCGAAACAGTAAACGCGTTATCAGGATATTTTTCGCGCGCCGCGTCTAACACGTCGCGGAATTTCTCAGTAGTTTCGTCATAGTATACGGCGGTAACTTCCTGCCCGTATTCGTCATTAACCAGTAAAAACATAGTATACGATCTCCCCCTTCTTCTTAAGCCGTTCTCTGCCAGATATAGCAGACGAGGTATGGCGGCATATTGTTGTGGGCCGCGCCGCCGCCTGCGTTGTCAATAGTATGAGTATGAGCGCCAGCGCTAGAAGTCAGGAACCTTTCATTATGAGTAAAATGACTATTGCCTTCTGTGTCAATTCCGTCGCCTTCTGTAAACTGGCCATTGTTGTTGTTTGAACCGTAAAAATAATGCGTATGGTTGCCGCTATTGCTAATACCGTGGCTATGATTGGGCATTTCATTCACACTCAGCGTATGAGCCGCCTCGCCGCCGGTTGCTCCCGCTTTATAAGTGCTATCGTCCGCGCCCAAAAGCATACACCCTTGACTAATGCGTTCCCATGTACCTACGCCGAACAATGTCGCGGGGTTCGTCGCGCTCATGCTCATATAAATAGAGCCGACTGGATATATCTTGCTTATAATGTCGCTAGCATGATACCCGTCTACTGTATCTGCATTAGTGGCAGTATCTGCATTACCTGTTACATTGCCGACGACGTTTCCGTTCCAGCCGTTGGGCCTAATAGAGCCTACAAGCGTGCCGCCTTTTGTGCGTTCTCTGTTATGATAAAAATTCCATGTGCCGCCATACTCATAGAAGTCTACTTGGTCATGGCTCGCATATCCAAAGTCGACAGCATGAAAATAAGTATCTGCATTACCTTCACCTCGAAATTTTTTACATTGGAAATAATTAGCTTCGGTTGTCCCCGTCTGAAATGACGGCGCAATAATAGCACCAGTAGCGGTATCTCCTGCTTTATTTAAGTACGTTGCCACGATATTCGCGCCGTTACCGTCGTTCGTCGCCTTCGTGGCGCTATTCACATTTACATTAATACTAACGTCGCCCGAACCGTCAAAATTAGCGGCGCCCGTCGCGTCTCCCGTGAGGCTTATCGTTCTATCCGTAGCTAATTTTGTGGCCGTTGTCGCGCTGTCTGCGTTACCCGCTAAATGACCGGCAAAATTCGCCGCCGTCAGGGTTTTCGTACTGCATGTGTAAGTTAGGTTTGGCGATACAACTTGCTTCGTGTTGTCATTTTCATCCGATAACCAGACGGGCCGCGCTATCGCGCTTGTCTCACTCGCCGCCGAGCTTTTGAGCGTATCAGCCGCCGCCGCGTGCTCACTCTCATTAACCGTAGTACTAATACTGATATCGCCCGAGCCGTCAAAAGCGGCGGCGCCCGTCGCGTCTCCTGTGATATTAATTTTACGAGCACTACTCAGCTTACTAGCCGTATCAGCATTAACACTCGTGACATTGATACTAGCATTAGATGAACCGTCGAAAGTAGTACTACCTGTCGCTTTGCCCGTTAAGCTGATAGTACGGGGAGTCTGTAATTTAGTAGCCGTGGCGGCGTTGCCGTTCAATTCGCCCGTGAATTTCGGCGCGACGACGGTGCCGGGAAACGATGTGTTTCCGTTCGCGTCGAGGATGGCGGCCGTGCGCGCGACATCTTTAAAGTCGCCAGTGTACTGCCGCGCGACGATCGCTTCGTTACCATCATCAGCCGTCTCTAAAGCAAGTTCACTAGAGCCATCTTTGCCAGATACGCGGACACGGGCATAGTCGGAGCCACCCATAGTAGCCTCAGCGATGTTCGCCGATGCACCGTTTGCCGCGTTCGTGACGACCTTCGTCGCCGTTGCTGCGTTTCCAGCGATGCCGGTCTTGTGTGCACCGGGATCAACCTTATGATCATCGAGCTCCTTGCCGCGTGCGTCGACCATTTCTTTCAAACGCGCATCGTTCGACATCGACTGCGACATCGCCGCGTTCTGTAAGTCATATCTAACAGGATCGTTCGCCATGTACTGCGGGAACGCGCCCGTTTCGAACGGCTGCGTATCGTCGACACCCTCGGCCGGTCTATTCTGGTTGCCGATTGTATCGGGGAAGGTCTTCTTCCATTTCTCGTTAACTGCTTTACTCATAATTTCACATCGTTCCAGTCTTCTTGATACGTACTAAAACTATACTTTCCATCAAATGTAATATCGCCGTTCCAGCTATAACCGAGATATACGTTAAGACCTAAGTGCGCAGGTCGATACGTCACGATTGCGCTCTTCATCATCTTTCGCGCGCTCTCGTCATTGCAAGCGGCGTAGACATTGAAGTAATATCGATCGTTATGCTCTTCTACGTAGCCTGATCCGTATGTGTTAATGATCTCGTTCATCGCCGCGACGGTCGATGTTTTTAAACCGCGAAGCCGGTATAATATATTCGCGCGTCGGTATTCGTTAGTCGCGTCTTTATCCGGATACAGCTCCAGCACTTGCTCCCATAGAGCGAGACCCCAGGTCGCAGTAGGTACATAAAGCTGGTTGAATACGTCTTTTATCTCGTCGCGGATCTTCTCATGCTCGAGGCTTTCTGCATCGCAGGTAGCTTTCAATTCGACATCCTTCTTCAAGAATTCCGGCAGGTATTCCGTTATATCGACTTTACCCTGCCGGATAAATTCTTCGCCCCAATTCGTCATGATGCCACCAGCTCCAACTTTCCTAAGCGCGGCAGTTGGTCCGCGCTGATCGTGATATTCGCGCTCTTGTCGTTGAGTGTCAGCGCGCTATAGTCTTCGACAAGCCCTGTATCGAGGATGATACGGCCTACCTGCGCGACACTGACGACGTTATCGTCGCTGAAACCTTTGTTAATGAAGTATTCCGTCAGCGCTTTCTGGCACGCCGCGAAGTATCCGTTATCCGTGTTCCGTACTTTGATCATAGCTTTCACGTTGACCGGGATATAGGACGGCGTGACGACCGTCACCGTCGCACCGATCGGTCTTACACTCTCGATGTAGTCTTTGCAATTCTTTACGACTTCATCGCTGCACCTATTCCGATCCGGACCAATGATCAGCACTTTCACCGTTCCCGGCCCGTTCCATAATGGGATGACTTTACAGTCGCCGACGTTCGGGACCGCGAGCGCCCAATGCTTATAATGATAGACGTTACCGGAGGTCGCAGGCTCGCGCACGTACGCGAGATAGCGCGCGCGCAAGGTCTCGTCATCTTCGGCAGTTGCACCGTCGTGTGTGCCGAGCGGGTTGTCTACGCGCGATACGCCCGGAACGCTCATCGGGATATGCACGATCGTATGTGCAGCGATGTTGCACGACGCGCCCGTGCCGACCGACGTGACACTCACTTCGACGGATCCGGTCGCGCCGACCGTGACTGCGGCGTCCGTCGTAAACTGGATCGAGCCGTCTTTCGTGTCGAAGATCGTCCCTTTCGGGACATAACTCCCTGCCGAGCCGTATACGATGACGCGGCCGACCGCGTGCGTCGCGGCTTTACGATCAACACCAAATTCCGACGCGATTGCCGTCAGGTAGTCGCCCCATGCCGTAGTACCGTACGCGGCCTGGATCATCAACGCGATCTCCGCTTTCGCGTTCTCGAATTCGACACTGTTCGCGCTGATAATATCGCGCGCGAAGCTGCCTTCCA